TCCAGTTGTATGTAGTCATAATTAACCTTTTGATTCAAGTGCCGTGATACGGGCGGTTAGGGAAGTGATAAGCGCTTGCTGTTCTTGGATTGCTTTGATTAACAACGCCGCCATGTTGCCATAAGCTAAACCTTCAGGTTCGTGTTCTTGGTTGTATTGCACAAATTCTGTCAGGCCAGCGGTGTGTACTTCCTCAGCAATTAGGCCAGCGTAAACCGTGTCGCCTTCGACTGGATTAGTGCCTTTATAAAATACGGGACGAAGCGTTGCTACAGCATCCAAGCCTTTTGTGTAATTTACGACATCTCTTTTGTACTTGATTGAGGATGTTGCTCTATACAAACCACCATCACCGGAATAAACATGGAGGTTTGCCGCCAGACCAATTGTTGCGTTATAGGGGGAAGCTGCGGCTAAACCCGTATTTGTATAGCCGTCATTACGGACATAAAACAAAGATGTTAGTGACGAATTCTCCAAGTAAAGGCAGTAATATGAGGCGCTTGAATCTATCGCCCTTGCAACTAACCTTATATTTGTTGCCGTAGCACCCCCCACCAGCAAGTTACCACTGGTGTCAATGACAAGACGGCTTGCCGCTGCCGTGTAGTCATAAATGTTGTATTCACCAGATTGAGAATACATACCCCAAGCATCGCCAGTTCCGGTACTGCGTTTGCTGAACGCAAGAATTGCACCTGTACCAGTAGAGCGTATTACCCCGTTTACATCCAGTTTTGTTCCCGGCGAACTCGTCCCTATTCCTACGTTACCTAGTCCATCAATGCGCATACGCTCTTGAAGCGTGGAATATGTTGTTGAAAACACCATTGACGAATTAGTTGCGCTAGTGCCAGTGCGTGTAATTCTGACGCTCCCTGTACTAGCGCCTGCTATGTCAACAAAACCGTCTGCGGTACTCGCGGTGTCACCAGCAGCAATGTTTCCTATTACTGATAATTTTTGACTTGGCGAACTCGTACCTACCCCTACGTTACCGCTGGAGTCGATACGCATCTGTTCAGTAGGTGAGCCACCATTTGCTTGAGTAGAAAATACAAGTGCGCTTGCAGCATTTCCATCCGTTGCGTTTTCTTTAATCCCTTTGATGTTTCCCGCATCAATATATGAACCAGCAGTGTTGTATTTTGCTCTAAAAGTAATACCGCCACCAACTCCAGTAGCAAATGCTGTTGTGTCTGTTATACCCATTAAGGAACGCGAAGAACCATTAGTAGAAGCTGCTCCAGTAACATCAAGTTTTAATGCTGGCGAACTTGTTCCTATCCCTACGTTACCGCTGGAGTCGATACGCATACGCTCAGAACCAGCAGTTGCAAAAGCAATGGGAGCAGACAATCCGTTAGACAAATAAAGACCGTTAGCCCCGCCAAAGTTGGTAGTATTTGTGCTGCTGTTTAATCCAAGTTGAGCCGTTGCGCCATTTGTGTCATTACCTATTTGAAGATATGAAACTGCGGAAGAACCAGCATTTGTGTTGTAAATGCGTTGACCAAAATAAGTATTTGCGCTTCCTTGTACTTCAAATTTGTATGCAGTAGAACTTGTTCCTATCATTACGTTACCGCTGGAGTCGATACGCATACGTTCTACGGAATAGGAATTAAATATTGTTGCATAATTTGAAGTTGAACCAAATACTGCATTACCAAGATAGTTATACATAATCGCATTGCCATTAGCGTGCTTTGCGCTAAATAAACCAGCAGTGCTTCCGACCTCTAAAGTTGTATAGCCGCTATAAACCGTTGGAGAAGTCGTACCTACCCCTACGTTACCGCCGTTAGGGTTTAATACTAAAGTATAGTTAGTTGCAAGACTTGCATTATCAGTTGCTTGAATCCAGTTGTAGTTACCACCGTTTGTTCCAAAATCTAAAACAGAAGTGAAAGAAGTTCCCTGTAAACGCAACAAACCGTATGTTTGCGTAGTTCCACTTGTTTGTGGAGCGCCACCTGTTTGTGCGCCTTGAATAATAGTTTTTACGCCACTAGCAAGCGAACTCGTACCTACCCCTACGTTTTGGCTTGCGTCTATATAGACAGCATTTGTGCCATTGGTAGAAAAGCCCAGCGCATTGGTAGTAGGCAAGTACATCCCGTTACCAGTAACGCTTGTGCCGGTGGGGATTAGCTTTGCAGCCGTTGCCGTGCCTGTAGTGGCAAAGTTAGTCCCGTCAAAGGTCAATCCAGCTGATTGGCTAAATAAACCGTAATGAATTTGGTTAGCCGAAAATGACGTAGTATTTGTACCACCACCGGCTATTGATAAAACGCCTGTTGAACTTGCATTCTCAGCAAGGAAAGATAGATTACGGGGTATGCTCATGATTCAATCCATTGACAAGTTTGTTCATCTAATACGTAATTACCGTCTGGCTTTGGTGGTATAAACGCATCCCTGTTGGGGTCGTAGGTGTAACCAATACCAGCCGCATTTTTACGGATTGTGGCGTTATAGGATGTCTGCTTCCAGTTGGAGTCGCCAAACAGGCTAACCAAAAACTCTACGCCCTTGGCTTCAGACTCAACGCCATCCACCAATAGTTCGTTATTGTGTACAACGACAACCGTAGTGACTACGTTGTTTTCATCAAGTTTTGCAAAGTGTGCCATGATTAGAACGTAATAGAACCAGTACCATTAAATGCGTAGTATCGATATGTTGCGTCTGTGGTTACTGTGGGTGAACCTGTGGTTGCTGAAGCTGTAACAGCAAGGAGGCAACGAATACATACAATTCCAGAGCCGCCATTAGCGCCGTTTGTTCCACCCGCCCCATTTCCAGACCCGCCGCCACCGCCGCCGCCAGTGTTAGTTGTACCCGCAACAGAAGCTAATGAAGATGCGCCTCTACCGCCTCCGCCAGTACCACCAGCGCCACCATTAGCTGTTCCCGTATATACGCCGCCACCGCCGCCTCCAGCATAGGTTACCGTTGCGCCACTATATGTACTAGGTGTACCCGCTCCGCCAGCGCCGCCAACAGAAGCAGTTCCATTTGCACCTACAGCACTTGCACCACCTCCACCGCCAGCACCATAAGCATATGGTGATGTTGAGCCAGTAAAGCCAGTTCCACCATTACTCCCTTGACCAGAAGTTCCTGCTCCCCCTGCGGTAGAACCTGAGACATTATTTCCGCCACCACCCCCGCCAGAACCCCCAGTTGCTCCTGCTGCAACAAGCGTGGCACTTGTATATCCACCACCACCTCCGCCAGTTGCAGATATGGTAGCTATCCCTGTCCCAGAAATGCTAGACGGGCTTCCAGCGCCTCCAACTGCGGCTGAACTTGATCCAGTTCCAAATGCGCCTACAGTGACAGTGTATGAAACTCCGGGAGCTAATACTAAATTAGTAGAAGTTAGAAAACCGCCTGCACCGCCTCCACCTCCAGAGCCTGCCCCAGAAGCAGAAAAACCACCGCCACCGCCGCCAGCTACAACTAAATAATCTACAAAAGTTCCGGGCTTGGGCCAAGCAGTAGCTGCAATTGCTTGCATTACTTCATTAGACCGCCAAATACCACCCGCAGCCCCAATGCTGGTAGTCGGCGCTGTAGCCGACATTACTGAGCCTTTGTACCTTGTGGACATTAGCTTATGGCCTCATAAGAAACTGTAAAAGTAAGCGCCGATGCCGTACCTGATGTAATTGATATACATGTACCTTCTTGCAAATAAAACGCTGTACTTTTATCTGTTACCACAAGAGTTGCATTTGCAGGGACAGACACTTGGTATGCAATTGGATAAGCTGTGCCGCTAGAAGGTGCTGAACCTTGGGCTACCGCGCCGTTGGTATAAATAGAAACTGTGGCATTTGCTGCTGATGCAGTTGTATTTGAAACTACTATATTATCAATTTTATTAACCACACTAGACGATGCCGCATTGGTTAACAACACAACAGCAGTTGTTCCGCTAGGTGTGTAATAGGTCGTGTTTCCGTAAATTGTGGTTACGTTAACAATATTTGGGTTTGCCATGTCTGTTCCTCAATATCCGAAGATCATCGCCATTGCGATACTTTTGCCTGTTGTAATTCCAGTGATACCGGTAGTAATAACAAGTGCTTCAACAATGTCACCTACCGCGCAAGCAACATTTAACGTAAACCCAGTTCCACTTGAAGCAGTATAGTCAGAACCGGTTAATAATACACCGTTTACATAAATTTGAAGGTAGCCCACTGCATAAGTAACTGTAAATGCCGTCTGACCTGCTGTAGCTGTAAACGTAGTTCTTGTGTAGGCACCCCCGGCAGGGGCAGATGAGACCCACGCTGAGCCATTAGACGTTAAAATATTGCCATTTGTCCCCGGTGAACTTAGCCCGGTTCCTCCGTTAGCGGCTGGCAAGATAGCGCTATTAGTTGCTGTGAGGACAGTACCATCAGCATAAATTGAACGCCCTGCCGGATAAGTTACGAATACATCTTTTGTACCGGCGGAAAAAGTAACAAGCGACCCGCTGTTGCTAGAAGCCAGCACTGTTGTACGTGAAAGAGTAGTGCCTGAAGAAGTATATGTGCCGATACCTACTTCCCACTCAGACCCAGTTTGTCCTGCAATGGTGTAGTAGGTTGTGTTACCGTTTCCAACCGCAGCAAATGATTGGTACCCAGTAGACGCGCCTGCAAGCGTAACTGTTCCAGTACCTGTTGTGATGGTAGTTTCTTTAACGCGATCTGCTAGTACAAGCGCCATTTTTTATCCTATACCATTGTTTCTACCAACACCCAGTCGGTTGTCTGGTTATCGTTAATTGTAGACCAGCCGGGTGTTTGTGTGTTGTCAATTGATATCCAGTTTGCGGTCTCGCTATCATCAATTAACTGCCAATATACAGGAATTATTGTTCCAACAGAACCTGCCGCAGACACGCCAGTTAAGGCAATTGACCTATTTCCTAAACTTAAGTTGCCAACAGCGCCTGTTGCCGATGCACTGGTTAAACCGAAACCAAACTCAAACTGTACAGAACCTACACTACCATTAGCGGTAACTGGAAGCAGCGGTACGATTACAGACCCTGCTTTGCCTGCTGCTTGAACGCCTGACAGTGCAACCTGTACGCTCTGGGTTACATTGCCTACTGCTCCGGCTGCGGCATCCCCGGTTATACCAACACTAATTCCTTTGTCAGAAACTGTACCTGCACTACCACTTGCGACTACCCCGCTTACGGCTACAGTACGGCTAGACCCTAATGAGCCAACACTACCTATTGCTACATCGCCGGTATCAGCATCCGTATTGCTAGGAGTTAGTGTCCCAACAGTACCGGAAGCAGCAACACCAGTAATCCCAATACTGATTCCTTTATCGGAAACTGTACCTACTGCTCCAGCCGCAGAAACTCCTGTTAGCGCATTGGCATGGTTTAAGGTAAACGTCCCAAGTAACCCGCTTGCGGCAACCCCAGTGATACCGATACTAATCCCTTTATCAGAGACAGTACCTACTGCTCCAGCCGCAGAAACTCCTGTTAGATCATTAGCATGATTTACGCCTGTAGTTCCTACACTACCTGTAGCTAAATTTCCCGTACTAGCTGGGGCATTTACGGGAGCTACTGTACCTGTGTTTCCACTTGCAGTTACCCCTGAAAGAGCAACCGATATATTTGCAGTTACTGTACCCGCATTGCCCGAACCAACTACACCAGTTATCGGCGCAGATTGGCTTTGTTCACCAAGGCTTGAGAACGGGCTTTGCGAAAATGCGGATATACCAAACATGGCTTACGGCGTATCGCCGCCTCCGCTTAGGTTGTCGCCAAACGCAACAGCGCCGTTGTCGTAGTATTGGAAGGCATGGTCAATGTAAATGTTCCCGCCGTAATAATTTGAGAACCAAACGTGTGGACACTGACTGCCTTGTTGGTTTGCGTGGAATTATAAATTAGCACTGTATCAAATGAGGTACTTAGCGTAACCGTTGTATAAACAAGAGACCCAGATGGAGTCCAATAACCTACACCTGCTGTTGCAGACGAGTTAGTAGAAGCAGGGGCTGTTGCATTTGTTACGGTAACTCCACCCGCCGTGTAGTTTGTACCAGTAACTTCCCCGGTAGTTGTATACACAGTAGTGCCTGCATTGATCGTAGCAGAAGCTAAATACAACGCGCCTTTAAACGTATCAGCAGTACTTGCTGCACGAATAGGAGAAGCGCCAAAGTTGTGGGTTGCAGTCATCAGTTCCCCAAGGAACGATGTACACATTGATTGAGTATTTGCCATGATATTTCCTTAAAAAGATGCTGTTTCGCCACCGCCAAAGACGGGCATTTTTTTCAACGTAACATGCGCTGATCGGTGAACCAACTCGCCATCCAGCCAGTACTCAACCCATGTGGTTAGCTCATTGTCATTATCGACTGTACCTTCCCGCTTTTCAAGCAAAGAATCATCCATGTCGCCTTTGGTGGTAGTGACTATCAATTTGAACTCCTGATAAGCGCGGTTGTCGCGGTGTTAGCTGGCATCGTGATTGTAAACGTAGTAGTCGATGTTTTGTCAGACCCAAAGTCTAAAACTGCCACAGACTTGTTACCTTTGGATGCGTTATAAATCAAGGCGCACCGGGCGGTCAATGCTGCTGTCCAAACCACGTTAGCCCAGTTCGCATAGGCTGTATAGCCGGATGCATTAATAGCTACCCCAGTCATGACCTGTCCACCGGCTGTGTATCCTGTACCAGAGACTTCATTAGTCGTGGTATATACCGTGGTATCGGCGTTCAAGTTAGCATTACCCGTGTACAAGGCAACCTTAATCGTGTCCGTGGACAGGTCGTGGATAGCCTGATACAACTCCTTTTTGAAGCTAGTGGTCTGGGTTTGGACTATGCTCATGTAACCGCCTGCCTATATTGACCACTACGATAAGCATCCTGACGTTCCATACCATCACCCAGACGTTTAGCCAACCCAAGGGCTTCCTTATACTTACCATCGTATAGAGCTATCAAATCTGCCTCGCCCTTCATAAAGGTATACGCTTCTACCAAAGAACCATACAACAATACGGTATCAAAGTTATCGCCTAGCCAAGTAGTCGTAGCGGTAGTAATCGACTCGGGGTAGTAGTAGTAGTGAAGCTCTACGGAGTACGTAGTATCTGGTGTAGGGCCAAGGATAAAGCTCAATTCATTTGTTATTGAAGGCGATGGCCCTACTGTTGTAGTTGGGCCAAATAGTGCGTAGTACTTAGGAGTGCCAGTATCAGTTGAACTTGGGTAAGCTTCCCGAATAAAGTTAACGTCTTTATTAAGTAGAAATGCATAATCCCCGCCGCCATAAGGAAACACTGCTAACGAGTACGAAGCCAGAAAATCATTAGGGCATGACAAATACTTGTTATTGACTGTTACCGTTCCTGTTACGTTTTTACGCAACGAGGGGAACTGCACCGAGTTGTAGATGCGCTGTTCAGCTTGCTCAATGAAACGGTTGATTTGAGACGTAGACGATACAGTAGACGAGTCCGCAAGGGTAATCGCCGGAAAGTTATTTTCCGTATAAGTCTGTATTGCCGACGAAAGCTCAGAATAGTTCATGCCATCGGGCCTCGTGCCATCACGCCTTTAGTAGCTGCGCCAGTACCACGGATTTTGATACCATCAGTCTTAATTTGCTCGTCACCAGCAGATTTGCTATACGCACCAATAGAAATATCATTGGTTTCTAGCTTACTGCGATTGGGTTCTTTGCCGGGGGTAGAAGAAATGCTCATAGCACTACCATCCATCGTATGCGGTTTTGCATAGACGGTAGCAGGGCCAACTTCTTTGCCGCCTTGTTTCATGGTGTATGCCATAACTTACCCCTTTTGGTTCATTGCACGGGACATATTTTTGCCGTACTTCTTGCGATCTGCGCTAGTAGGGCCACCTTTTTTCAACTTCAAGGTAGTGCCTTTACCGCCCTTATGCTCTTGAGCATCGTGCTGCTTAAACGCTTTTTTAATCATGGCCTTGTCTTGCGCCATATCACTCTTCATATCTTCTTTAGCCATCATGGACTCCTATGAAACCGTTATCGTTACTGTACCAACACTTGTAGTTCCAACCAAGTAATTGGGTGTTAGAACTGCATCAAAATTGCTAGACCCACCTACTGGAGCCCAACCCCATTGAATTTCCCTTGAACCACCAGAAGGATACCCAAAAGCATTTACATTGCTGCTATTATTATCCAAAATCTGTAGCCCAGTTTGCCCAGCCATCAAATAACTTACGTCTGGCCTTGGCTCCCGTACTGCTTGCGGGTCATTGACTGGATACATACCCAATAACAATTGCGGATGGTCAGGATCCCAGCAAGTCTTACAAACTTTTACCTTAAAGGGTTTGGTTTTTACTGTTTGTATCCTAAGCTCTTTTAACTTGTAGCGTTGCCCACACCGATCACATTCGGAAATTGCAAATTTACCAGAAGCAAACCGATTAGGCATAGAACATGTTCCTTGGAACAAATCTTAGCGGAGACGTATCTCGATCTTCCGCAGAAGCAATGTCCCACTGCTGTTCATATTCCATCTTCAACGCTGTAACCCGATCAGGGCTTACATCAGGCAGCTTCATACCCAATTGATAGGCCAAACCCGCAACCATGCAGGGAATAAAACGAAACGGGATATCCTGCACGCTAACGCCGCTACCAGCGTCTTGAATCCTGCGCATACGGTAATACACCAGTGTGTACTGGTCACCCGGCGCATTAGGAGTAGGCCAAATGTTGACACATGGGGTGTTTTGGACAATCAATGACGCACCATTAGCATGGGTTGCAGCAGTCGTATTGTTTTGCCCACGGGCGCAATTAACCAATTGGTTACCTACGATGTTAGGGTAGCTGATAATTTCATTGTCTATTTGTATAAACCCAGAAGTGGTTAGATTAACTACTGAAGATACTGTAATAGTTGTATCCGTAGCCGTAATTCCACCTGTTTGATTTATAACAATACTTGTTGTATTTTGCTGGCCTGATTGGCGGTTAAACCACATCTGGATTGGACGACCTTGAGCCAACTTGTTAGGGATGCTCATGTACGTAGGTTCAGCAATCCGGCTGATGTTGATATCAATCTGATTGGTAGTGCTATTGTTTTGACGAATAACAGAATCCAAGATATCAATCGTATTAGCTGGTAAGGGGTAAATAGCTTGTCCAGTAACTAGCGGGATTTGCCCTTGCTCTACCGTCCAAAAATTCAACCCACGGTTAGCCCACTCAATCGTCAAAATGTTTAACGAACGGCGGGCAGTGCGAAAGTTGTATCCAGTACGCAACTCTTGACCACAACGCTCAAACGCCTCTTCAATGAGGTCGTTCATGTCGAGGTTAAAGGTCGTCGTACCGGTGGTATTAGCCATTATCTAAACCCTGCTGTTTTCTTTGCTATGGTTTTGGGCTGCGCCACAAACTGTTTACCTGCTGCCTTACCCGCACGTTTAGCTTTAGTGGTAGCTGCATATTCGGCAGGGCTAAGAGATTGTATAGCTTTCTCAGGCAAATATCGCTCACCTGTTTTCGACGAAGGCTTTCCCGACTTGGTGCGCCATTTCTGGTCACCCCAATTTTTAAGGGATTGCTGCGGTGCTTTCAATCTCGGTATCCCCCACCAGCAGCTTTATAGCGTTTAGCTACAAGCTGTGCTTTACGTGCTGACCACTGCCCTGCGCCAGTACCTTGGGTAGCCGCTGCCTTTACTTGGGCCACAATCTTCTTACGAAGGCTGGGCTTGGTGTAGTTACCCGCAGCATTTACCTTACCGCCCTCTTTGTACTGCGTGAAGTCAGTACTATCCCTACGAGGGGTTTTCTTCCCCCCGGGCATTTTGGATGGGGCGATATCGCCCATGCCCCGGCTGGGTCTCATTTTTTGTACATCCCGCCGCCGCACATAACTATAGTGCCACGGGTTTTACCACGCTCAGCACAACCATCAGCACGGGCAGAAGCGGAACCGCCTTTAGCCATGCGTTTAACAGGTTCATCTACCGGCACCGAGTCAGGGTACATGGGTGGTTTAGGCGCGGGTTTAGGCTTAGGTTTCTTAGCCACGGGCTCATCCACTGGAACAGAATCAGGATATTTAACGTCAGCCATAAGGGCTCCTTAGCACTTACCGCCGCGCTTCATCACAATGTCTTTACCTTTGGTCTTACCTTTGGAGGCAATGCCATCAGCAGACTTATGACCAGATGACAAGCCGCCAGCAGCCATCTTCTTCATGCCACCTTTTTTCATTCCCATCATTTGTTTCTTGTCTAGTGCCATGTCAGCTTTAGAGCCTTCTTTCATGCCCTTTTTCTCAACATCTTTACCAGACTTCTCAAATTTTGCAAAGGGATTCACACCTTTTGTAGCCATCTCACCACCTCTTTTAAAAGTTTTGCCTTTATCGGCCTTGCTGAAATCTTGCCCCACGGACTGTGGAACCCCTACCTTCTTGGCAAACGACGGCGAGTGGGCTATCGCTTCCATGAAATTGTGTTGCTTCTTGCTACTGGACGGCATCGGGATTCACCAACTTTTGTATAGTATCAGTTTCCCAAATGCGAATGCACATCCAGACAATAGTTAAAACACCGCCAATAAGTGTTACCACGGGAGTCATCCATCCTAAAAAACCGCCAAGGCCAACTACTACAGCAGCGCCATCAGCCATTGTTTTTGCGTCATGTGCGTTGTTCATATATATCTACCTTTGGTTTTACCTTTGACGCAACAGCCATCAGCACGGCTGGAAGCATTTGATACCTTACCACCTTTTTTCATACCCTCTGGGTTAACTTCGCCCCGACCACCACCTATATTAGCTTGTCGTGCTTTGCGAAGTTGCTGAATTTGTTCAGTAATACCCTCATTAGCAAAATCAGAAATATTTTTCAACTCCGGATTTTTCTTTGCCGTCTTAGTATTACGCTCAACTTTATCTGCATTACGCTCAAGTTCAGTATCAACTTCCTGCCTGCTAATAGGCACGTTTGCGCTATCAAACACTTGTTTACCCTTGGCGGTGTACCAAGTTTGATTAGTCATGGGATTTTTTGTTGCCATAATTTACTCCTAGCATTTCCATCTTGCTAGTGAAGCCGCCTTACGGGTAGGCTTACCTTTTTCGTCTTTCATCGGGCCGGGCATGCCAGACATGCGGGCACAAAATGACTTCTTGCGAGGGCCACCTTCGGGCTGTGGAGCCTTCAGATTAGACCCTGTTGCTGCGTTGTACTTGGCACGGCCTTTGGCAGTCAGCCCAGCCCCCTTGGAGACCGGTAGCTTCTCGCCACGACCTACTGCAAGGGATGGGTTCTTCTTAGCCATAGAACACCGTAACACCTGTGACTGATGCGCTTAATGCTAGGTACAGCGTACTGCTAAACCTAATACCTTCACCGGGAATATCAAAGGTATAGGTGTTAGGGTTTGAGTTACTAGCAATGTCAATTTCTAGCAAAACAGCACCAGATGACCCGCCATCTTTAAACTGTACAGTAGCCGCAGTACTTGCCGCTGGGCAAATAATCAACCCCTTCAAGCGTGTTGGCCCATTAAACAAAGTTCCAGCAGCACTTGCATGTGCGCTTTTAACGTCTGTCTGCATCATAATCAATCTCCTATAAAGCAGGGGCCGAAGCCCCCGAGACTAATTACTGCTGGTTAACAGGAGGCGATTGCACACCAGTGGAGTCAGCAACAGCATACACAATCGTGTACTGCACCGTACCAGCCGTTACGTCGGCAACTGTGGGGGTCAACGCTGCTTGGATGGTTACATCCGTAGTGCCAACACCGATACCATTAGGAGATGCAGTGCTTGCTGCGCCAGCCCAGTTCACCAGCTTGGCAGCAGCGTTGGTGTTAGCCAAACGACCTTGTGAGGTGATATCCGAAGAAGCCCAAAACAGCGCGGTGGAAGCCGAAGTACCGATGATTACGTTAGCTGCGGTGGAGCCTGTGAATGCCACCAAGGTGTCAATGAAAATATTGACAATCTGAGCACCAGCAGGAATGGTGAACAGGGTTGTAGTAACGGCAGATGCAGCTACGGCGTTGGTGTAGTTTACTTTTTTAGTCTGGGAGACTAGCGTGACGCCGGTATTTTGGATAGTGCCAGCAGTTGTGCCGGTGGTGTTTTTAACCGTGCCAAGCAGCCAAGGGCCAAGATGAGTTGCGAATCCCATGATAAATATTCCTTACATACAAGTGAAGTACATTGATCGGTATGTCGTCTGCCGGGACAGTTCAATGTACCGGAAAGCCCGGTTAGCTGCAATATACACTATTTTCAAGGCTTGTCAATATGCCCTTCAAAGACCCAAAAGTTTACAAGGCAAAGCACAAGGAGTATTCCGCAAAGTACTACGAAAACAACAAGGAAGCTGAGAAAGACCGTATCAATGACCGCCGCAGGAAAAAACGCAAGGAGTGGAAAGACTACAAAGCCAGCCTATCCTGCTCCAATTGTGGGTTTAATCACCCTGCCTGTATAGACTTTCATCACCCACCGGGAACCAAAGAACACGGCGTTAACAAATTAGCCCAAGATGGTCGGTTCAAACTAGCCTATGAAGAAGCCGCGAAATGTATAGTTCTGTGTTCAAACTGCCACCGCATACACCACTACGATGAAAGACAAAAGAAAAAGGAGGCCAAAGCCTCCCAATCTGGGTAGGATTGTACCCAATTAAGCAGCGGACTCTTCCTCTTCGGCTTCATCTTCTGCAACTTCTTCGCACTCGTACCAATCGTCAGACTCTTCGTCATACGCGTACCAAACTTCGTTTTCTTCATCGAACCAGTAGGCCACGCCTTCTTCGTCATACACATACTCTTCGTC